CTCATCCTGAAACGCATCGTTTAGAAGCTGCGGCCCTCGCGTTGGCGAACGCTGCAATTGCGGCTAAACTTCACGACATGAACGAACTGCGCAAGCAGATTGACACCGAACGCGGCACCTTTATTACTCGTGAGTTTTATGATCGTGAGCATCAGCGTATACGTGAGGAGATAAGCGACCTGAGGTCTAGTCGCGACCAAGGCGCTGGGGAGCAGAGCTTCCTAGAACGGTTCTGGCCGCTGTTCGTAGCTGTTGGCATAGTTATCCTGCAACACTTTTGGAAGTAAGGAGGCCCTAGGTGATCTCAGTCCAAGAAGTCGTGCTTGACACCGACCTCACGGCGCCGGAGCCTTACCAGGTTAGGCGCACCACGGGGCAGTTCGCCTTAGGCGGGTTCCAGCCATTGCAGGTCACCACGTTCTTACTCTTCGGTCCGGTGCAGCAAGCCTCTAACAAAGAGATCAACATGCTGCAAGAGGCTGATCGCGTCGGCAGCATTCGATCTTTTTGGAGTACTGTTCCGATCTACCTCACGCGCGGCACGGCTCCGGTGCCGTCGGTACAAGGCTCTCAACCGTCAGGCGTGATACCTGGTACCGTCTACACGTTGCCACAGGCTCCGCAGGGCGGTGGCGGTGACTTCTACGTTAGCGGCTCACTACAACGGCCGGGCGTTGACTACGTGCTCTCAGGCAGTACAATCACAACTACTAACGCCACGCCAGGTGGAGCGCAGTTGTGGTTTCAGTATCCGGTGACGGTGCAGGTACAGGATGCTTACAGCGATATCATCCTCTACCCGCCAGGCGGCGATCAGTTCCGGGTACTGCAGCGTTACAGAGATGACGGTAGTGGCTATTGGAAGGCAGTCGCCACGAGGATGAACGCGGCATGAGCGCTAAGATTCACAGTTTCGGTGATGGCATATGGTGTTTTCATTGCCCAGGTTGTGGTTACTCACACCCATTTCATGTCGATGGTTCCATGCATCCAACTGGTCAAGCATGGACATGGAACGGCTCCGTGGACGCGCCTACCTTTACGCCTTCTTTGATGGTTAATGGTAGTAGTCCAGAGTATCGTTGCTACTCCTTTGTAACTGACGGTCGCATTCAGTTCCTACAAGATTGTTTCCACAATTTGAAAGGCCAGACCGTAGACTTGCCTGACTGGGAGAATTAACGTGACCACGTCTACAACGTATCCTAACGGTCAGGTCCTGCAGAGCAGTGCTCTCACCGTCGCGCAGATCAACGCCATCATGCAGCCGCTTACCTGCGGCATGTTGGGGTTGCCTTTGCCGACCGCGAACCAGCCGGCCGGTTACGCGGCGGTGCGAATCGACTGGCCCACTCAAGGGCAGCCTTTCTCTCCGCTGCCGAACCAAGACGTTTGCTTCCTCAGTTGTCTTCTCGAAGAAACGCCTTACAACAAGGTACGTAACAAGTCTCTCTCAGGAGCGGGGCCGGTGACTGAGACTTGGACCTATACCCGTGGCTGGCGCATTAGCTGGACTCTGTACGGCCCTAACAGCACGGACCGCGCTCGTCAGATCTGGTCCGCGACGTTCATGGATTACTTCAATGACGTCCTCAATCTCGCCAACCTCTTCCCGGTATCAGACCCCGTCGAGCCAATACGTGCTCCTGAGCTTATCAACGCTGAGTGGTGGGAGCGATGCGACTTCTCGCTTTCGCTTTACGAGAACGTCACGGAGACCATCGAAGACGGTCAGGCCATAAGCGTTGAGATCAAGGTATATGATGGTTCGCCCGCAGACCCGGTGGCGGACTTCACCGTAACCACGTAGTACCAAGGAGTTAGACACCATGACACTTACACCGCCTCTGGCGTTGAGCAACCTTATCGACATCAATGTAACTGTGTCGCCCGACGCTGTTGTGGCGCCCACCTTCAACCAGGGCCTCTTCGTCGGCCCGAGCGCCGTGATTCCGAGCTACGGCGTAAATCCGCGCCTTAGGCAATATCCTTCGACGACGGCCATGCTTTCTGACGGCTTCACATCTACGGAGCCGGAGTACATCGCCGCGCAAATTTATTTCTCTCAAACGCCGCAGCCGCAGTTCATCTGGATCGGCCGTCAAGACCTTACGGCTATCCAGACCGCTATTCCGCACTCCGGCAATGCTGGTACCAGCTACAAGGTTGGCGACCAGATCACGGTGGTGCAGGGTAGCGCCAACTATGGTGTGCTGACAGTATCTACCATCGGCGGCGGTGGAGCCGTTACCGGTCTGACGACCACGGTCGGGCAGCAGGGCACCGGGTACTCCGACGCTACGGGTTTGGCTACGACGGACGGTTCCGGCACTGGACTCGAGGTTGACATCACCGCCATCGGTGAGACGCTGCTGCAAGCCTCACAGGCCTGCCGCGCCGCGTCTAACGGTTGGTATGGCCTGGCCGTTAACAACCCTGCTGATGGTGATAACCTGGCCTTGGCCGAGTGGGCAGACCCGTTGTGGCAGACCACGCGCTACTATCCGTGGTCAGGCGACACCACAATCGCGAATGGAACTTCTGGCAACGTGGCTTTGGAGCTGCAGGCCCTTAATCTTCGTGTTCTGGGCATCTACTCGACCACGCAGAGCGGCCTCTATCCCAACAACATCTACGCCGCCGCCGGTTTGATGGGCGTCGAGATGGGTCTCAACACCGGCCTGGCGGGCAGCTTCTTCACTGTGGCTTATAAGTCCATAGCCGGGATCGCGCCCGAGCCGCTGACTCAGACGCAGTACACAAATATCACCGCGGCGAAGTTCAACGTCTACGCCAGTTTCGGTCCATACCAGAACGTGCAGCCTGGTTTCTTAAGCAATGGTTCGCCGAGTTACCTATGGCTGAACCTGGCCATGCTGGTCTCATATCTGCAGCTGGCTGAGATGTCGGTACTGACTAGCAACCCCGCGGTGCCGCAGACTAACTCTGGTGAGCACCTTCTTATTCAGGCCGCTAACTCAGCTTGCGCTCAGTCCGCGGCCATCGGGTTCTTGGCCGACGGGATCTGGGAAGGTGTGACGATCAACATTCCAGGTGTGCAGCTCACCGCTAGTCAAGCCATTCCAGGCGGCTATCTGAATCAGGCTCAACCGTATAGTCAGCAATCCATTAATGATCGGGATGCCGGTAAGGCCATGCCGATCTACTGTGCGGTAACGAGCGCAGGCGCGGTTCAGAGCTTGCTTATCGGCGTAGACACGCAACTCTAAGACCAAGACACACAAAGTTCTAAGGAGATACTACGATGTCCGTTGGGCAGACTTACAGCTTTAAAGATCTGGTGGGCGTACTGGTCAACTCAGTCTTCGGTGTGAGCATCCCACTTACGGGCGGCAACATCGGTCTTGGCCAGGTGACTATCATAATGACCACCGAACGTACAACGCACGACGTCGCCGCGGACAGCACGGTGATGCCATCGTATGTCGCCGGCGACAATGGCACAGTGGACTTGGAAGTGCAACAGACTTCCACGCTGCACCATGAGCTGCTAGACCTTTACAATCTGTGTGTGTTGGCGGCTAACGCAGACGACGTGTTAGGGTGGGCCGCTACCACTATCAGCTTTCGTACAATCTTGGACGGTGCCAATCACGTCCTCACCGGCGTCAGCTTCGCCAAGATTCCGGATAAGCCGTACCAAGCCAGCGGTCAAAAAGTTCGCTGGTCTTTGATGGCAGCCAACGTAGTCAACTCTTGATGAACGTCGAGATACCGCGCGGCGATTTCGATACACCTGGGCCATGCTGGATTCCAATTCAGCGAGAAGGTAAGGCTGCGCGGCCTGTCATCATTTGTAAGTGTGGGCACCGTAGTCACTGTAGTCTGCATCATTTTCACGTGGATGGAACAGTGACTGCAAGCTTCTTTCATGACGTTGCACCGCATCCCGATATCGGCTACGCTGGCGGCGGGTGTGGCTGGCACGTATTTCTTAAACTGCTTGATTATGACCAGGGTGAGTTCCCACCTGCGCCATAGATGCGCCCTGCAAGGAGGGTAAGATGACGGACAAGACGAAGGTCGTAGAGGTCGCCGGGCAGCGGTGGCAGTTTCGCCGCATGACCCCGGTGCAAGGTAGTTATATTTGGCAGCGCTTGATGGCCGCCATGTTCAGGTCGGCACAGTCGCAATCTGCGGCAGCGCAGGTGGAGCAAAGCGCCGAGGATAAAGCCCGCATCGAAGAGGCTTTGGCAAAGGCCACGCCTGAGGACAGACTCCGAACCACCTGCGGAATCGGATTTATGTTCTTGACCTTTGAGGAGATGGAGTTTGTGCAGAAGGCCGCGCTCGCAGTAACGAGCCGGTTAGAGCGTCCTGCCGGAGCCACCGACGAACAGCCCATGCCAGTGCAGATGTCGGATGGGCGCTGGGCGGCGCCAGAATTAGAGGATGACCCTAACCTGGTGACGCAGCTGACCACCGAGGCCTTGGTGTTTAACCTCGCGTCTTTTCTGCGTACGGGCGGGGCAACGACGACGGCGACCTAGGTTGGGACCCCGCGCCCTTCCACACCCTGGACGCGTTGGTTTGGCGCCCCGTCGCCGCTGGGCTATGGCGTCAGCATGAGACGTTTGATGGTACGTACGACGTCCAAGACCTCTGCGACGTCTTGGAGTACCTAGACGTTAAAGAGGAAAACACTCGCCGCTACTCGGAGTGGAAGACGCGGCAGCAAGGAGGCCACTAGGTGCCCAATATCTTAGACGAATACATGTTGAAGCTCGGCGCCGTGGTCGACCAATCCGGCATGGCGCACTTCCAGCGCGCATTCCAAGAAGCCGCGTCAGTAGCGACTACTAACTTAGCGGATATTGCTAGTGGCGCCCTTAAAGTTGAAGCCACTTTGGTCGGTGCCTTTGCTACCATAGGCGGCGCCATTCTTGGAATGGTGGACAAAGTTGCGATGGCAGATCAAGACTTTAGGCTTTTCGCGTTAAGAATGTATATGTCAAAGGACGCCGCGCGCAGCCTCAAGGTGGCTATGGACGCGCTCGGACAGCCGCTCGAGAACTTGATGTGGGACACGGAGCTGCGCGGTCGCACGCGGCAACTCATCGAAGATCAGAAAATGATGGCCGCTGAGATTGGGCCGGATTTTGACGCTAATATGCGCAAAGTTCGCGATGTACGGTTCGAGGTCACACGCCTTGAGGTAGGCGTAAAGTATCTAGGTTTTGCTATCGTCAACGACCTGATGCGCGCGTTAGGCCCAGGTGCTGATGTGCTGCTGAAGAAGCTGCGTGACTTCAATGAGTGGTTCATCAAGAATTTGCCCCAGATAGCGGCCAAGATCACGACTTACTTGGTACCGATCTTGAAAGACATCTGGAGAATCATGATAGATGTCTGGCAGGTAGCGGTGGACTTCGCTGGCGTATTCGACACCATCGTCGGTCTGCTCAGCGGCGACCACACCTTGATGGGCGTAGCCAGCTTCGATAAGTTCGCCCAGTCCGTGGAGCACGTGGTGCATTGGATCGCTGTAGCTACGGACTACCTTTCGAACTTCATTGGTTTACTTGCCGGTACCGTCGGTGGCGCGTCCATAGGCGGCGTACTAGGCACTATCATCGGTGGCATCGCTGGCATAGAAGGCGGCCCCGTTGGAATTGTTGCTGGAGGTATTGCTGGCGGCGCCACCGGTACAGCGATCGGTGGGATTGCCGGCGGAGTTACAGGTGGTATCTTTGATCTGTATCGGCACTTTGCTCTACATGGCGGCGATCAAAGTAGCTTAACTTCGCAAGGCAGCTTCACTCCATCATCGATGCTCGTCAACGCTATGATGGGCCAGGAAAGCGGCAGGAATAACGGTGCCGTCAGTCCGAAGGGCGCGATGGGTCTCATGCAGCTCATGCCTGGCACCGCTAAGGCGTTGGGCGTGAACCCGCATGATCCTGCGCAGAACTTGGCCGGTGGCACAGAGTACATGCGGCAGATGCTGGCCCGCTGTGGTGGAAACGTGCCCGAGGCCCTGGGTGCCTACAACGCCGGCCCAAGCCGAATGGACGCCTTCCTGGCCGGTAAAGCCACGCTGCCGGACGAGACCAAGAACTACATTGCATCCGTGCTGGCTCGTACTGGCGCCACCGGAAGCGTGCAGGTTGGAAGCATCGTAATCAACGTGACGCAGCCGGGGGCTAGTCCAGAGCAGATATCAAATCACGTGATCTCAAAACTTCGTGACGAATCTGCTAAGCAAGTGCAACGCAATCAACAAGAGTGGGCGCAGTTATACGCTACCGGCTAGGAGGTCGATATGGGCAACGCAGAATCAGCAGCCTCAAGTCAGGCCGCTGCGAACGCGAATCCTGGGGCGTCTGGTTACCGCCCGCCACAATGGTCCTCTGGACCGGCTATGGTCAGCATCACTGTGGTTCCAGTACAAGGTTCTACCAACAGCCTCTCGCCAGCGGCACTGCCAGTTAACGCTAGTAACTATGTACCAGGCACGGAGGTTCCTGCTACTGGGCCGTTATCTGGTACACTTGGTGGTGGCCCTGGTGCGGTGAGGGGTAGTGGAAGCGCTCTTACGACTTACGTTTTTGACGCGGTATTGGAATTGGAGCACGAGCAGCGGCTGGAGAAGACGCGCCACCCAGTCCAGACCGGCGCCGACCTTAGCAGTCACGCGTACTTAATGCCACCGCGCGTCGTGATGTACGTTGGCATGAGCGATGCCATGGCCGCTTATGCTAGTGGTGCTAATAACGCGAATACTACCAGTGCGACACCGAACACGGTGACTCCCTTCAGCGGCGGCAGCACTAGCAAAAGCGTCAACGCGTATCAGACGATGATCACGCTGCAAGCTGCACGGTCGCCACTTACCGTTACCACGCGATTACGTACTTATACCAACATGCTCATTACTGCGATCAGCCCGCGCGAGGATTTCAAGACCATTACTGGCTTGAAGATGCGTGTCGAGTTCGAGCAGATATTCACGGCAACAACTTCTACGTCGGTTACCGGCAGTGCTTCAATAGCTAGTCTCAGTGCGGTTAGCGCCAGACCTGACGCGACGCAGCAAACCGGTTTGGGGCAGGTAAACTCCGGAGCATTGTCGGCCGTAACTAGCAATCAATTCGCGACGCCATTAGCAACTGAGGGCACTTCGTTGGCAAAGCAACCAGCTATTAGCATGGCAGGTGGTGTGGTGCCGGTCGTCAACGGCGCGGGGTTGTTCTCAAGCATACCTGGCCAGTTAACTCTTCCAGGCTATATGGGGCCACCATAACTATGAGCAATCAAACGGTGCCGCTGACCACGGCAAATAACCAAACCTTCGCCGTACAGTTGACGGTGAATGGGCAGCCCTTGACCTTGAACCTGGGCATATCTTACACCGCCATGGCCGGATACTGGCAAATGTCGGTGTCTGATGTGAACGGTAACTTGCTGATCGGCAGTGTGCCGTTGATTACCGGTGAGTACCCTGCCGCTAATCTGCTAGCTCAGTATCAGTACCTGCAGATCGGAAGCGCGTACCTACTGAACACAAGCGACTCATCTGCAGATTATCCTGGGCAGTCTAACTTGCCACAGTTCACGCTAGTATGGGGAGACAATGTTCCATGAGCTCACCATCGTCTGGAACACCGCTATGGGGGCAGGCTTGGGAACTCACTATCACCTGTGCGACATCTGGCGGTGGTTCGCAGAGCACGACCATTAGCTCTAACACTTGGGAACCAGAGGCCCTGCGAATCACGTTCGACGTGCTGCAGGCCATGAACACATCGCCGTTATGGTACGCTGATATTTCTATCTACAACCTAGACGATCAGACCGCGCAGAACATCGCCCTTAATGCTACATGGGCAACGTTGAAGGCCGGCTTCCAATTCGGCGCGCAGATGTCCTCAATCATCTGGAATGGGCCGGTGTTCCAGGCGTTGTACACCCGTGAGGCTGTGGTTGACCAGAAGCTGACGCTGCATTGTGTTGTGTTCCCCGCTGTGTCGCCGACGGATATAGTCGGCTTTTCCATGGGCCAGTTTAGCAGCCAACAGAAGTTGGTCGCGCGCATGATTAGCGAAACAAACTTGCCAGCGGTGAGCGTCGCAGCCGGCACACAAGGGCCGGTGGCTGCACAGCGTATGACTGCCACGCAGTATCCGCGTGGCAACACGGTGTTTGGCAAGGTTAGCAAGTACTTCGCGCAGATCGCGGATGACAACGTGGTGCAGACCTGGACTGACGGTCTTAAGACCTACATTAGCGAGGTAGACTCTGGTGGCAGTGGTGGCGTGCAACCTGACCTCATCTACAGCCCAGCCTTCCCACCGGGCAGCACCGGTAACTCTAGCGGACTGCCGACAGGAACTAACCAGAGTATCATTGGCACGCCGCAGCAGATCCAGCAAGGTGTAACGTTTGCAGTGTTGTTGGACCCGCGCCTTCAGGTGCAATTGCCGCCGCTGTTGGTGCAACTCGTACGTACCCAGATCAGTCAACTAGAGCGCACACCCAGTCCGAACAGTGAGCTGCCGACGGCGTTGCAGAGCAACCTTACCTTC